CGAGCGCGGCTGGAAGACAAGCGGACTCCAGGGAATCATTCAGTGGTTAAACGGAAAACGCTAGCGGCAGACGTGGCGTCCAAGTTGCCGCCCCCGAAGCCGTCCGCTGATGCCGAGCAGGTGACGCAGTCGCAAAGCGGCGACACGCTCGAAGCCCGCTCGACGAGCCGACGCATCAAGACCGTTGAGGATCTGCTCGCGCATATCGAAGCCGATATGACCCGCTTCGAGGTTGCCGCCAGCGAGGCGACGAAATGGGAGTGCGGCGACGGAGAAGGCGGGAGCATTGAACTTCACCGGGTCTTCGTGAGGCTCAAGCCACGGGGCGGGCCGACTACGCTGGAATGCGTGGCGTCAATGATCGACGCGGCGAAGAAGAGCATCCGCCGACCCTTGACCAAAACTGTCAAGGCACCGAAGCGAGACGGTCTCTGGCAAGTGCTGGTCGTCGCGGATTGTCATTTCGGAAAATACGCCTGGGGCCGCACGACCGGAGGCGACGACTATGATCTCGACCTGGCCGAGCGGCTTGTTGGGCAGGCAGGCGACGAGCTCGTAGCGGTGGGAGATTCCCACAAGCCCACTCGACGCACGATCGCCTTTCTCGGCGACCTCTTCCACTACGACCGGCCAGACGGCAGCACGACGAGCGGCACGCCGCTAGAGCGGGACGGGCGGCTCCAGAAGATGATCGCGGTCGGCTGCGACACGCTGCTCCGCATCATCGAGCGTTCGTCGCAGTCGGTCCCTACCGATGTCGTGATCGTCAACGGCAACCACGACGAGGTGTTGACGTGGACGTTTCAGCGAATCCTCTCGGAGCGGTTTCGCGGGTCAAAGTCGGTGCGAGTCAAAGAGGACTTTACCGGGCGGCAGTATCTCACGCATGGGCGGAACCTCCTCGGGTTTGCGCACGGCCACCGAGCGAAGAAAAAGCTCCCGCAGATCATGGCTCTCGAAGCCTCGCAGCACTGGGCGAAATGCCCGTATCGGGAATGGCACACGGGCCACTTCCACTCGCAGGCTGCGGAGTGGCAGCGACCGATTGAGACGCTCGACGGCGTGATCGTGCGAACGGCCCCGGCTCTTTGCCCGCCCGACGATTGGCACAGCGTCAACGGATTCATCGGCTCTCGTCAGGCGTGCGAGACATTCATCTACGAGCCAGACGGCGGGCTCTGCTCGATGCACGTTGCGTCACCGAGGGCGAAGGCTTGACGCTCTCCGCAGATTATCTCCGAGAGGCAGAGTATCGCGCTCGTCGCTTCTCGGGTGCATACACCGGCACGAGCGGCACGCTCGCCGCAGACGTTCTCAGACTCATCAAGGAAAGGGCAACCATGACCGCAGCGTTTGACCAGTTGGAAGCCGACAACAAAGCCCTTCGCGAAGCCGTCGCCGCTCGCATGGACGCGACGCCAGAGGACGACCCGAAGCGGCGTGGCTATTCCCCGATGGCCGCTTCTTTGGCCGGTTGCAAGCCTGCCCAGGAGGCAGCGGCCCGGTGCTTCGACACGACCGAGCAGGAGTCGCCGACCGAGATCGCTGACGCCGACGTGCCGTCGATCCCGGTGGACTGGATCCTCCAAGGGGAGCGGGAACTGAAGGGCGAGAAGGAACGCGAGCCGGTTGACATACGTCATACGGGGGACGGGCTGCTCGCGCCGCAGGATGACGAGACGCCCGCTGAGCGGTTGCTGAGAGACGCGATCGACGTGATCCGCGACCGCCGCCCGAAGTACGGCGGGCCGCTCCACCATTTCGCCCGCACGGTGGGCATGATCAACGCCGCATTCGCCGACGTGCTGAAACGCCCGCTGACCCCCCGCCGACTGGGCAGTTGTCATGACGCTCGACAAGGTTGCTAGGCACATGGGGCCGAGCAAAACGACCGACACGCCGATCGACCTGGCTGGCTACGCCGCCTGTCTTGCCGAGTGCGAAACGCTGCCATAGCCCCTACGGTCACGCCAGGTTTTCGGCCACCTTGAAGGGTCGGAGGCTGACGTGATCGCTGCGGCTCACTGGCGTCGAGGCGGACCTGACGGGCGCGAACCCATCGCGGCTGCCGGTGAGGTCGTGTCGCTCGCCAAGAACTACACGAAGAGCCAGGAGTATTGGGGCAAGGTGACGAGCAAGCGGCCCGCGCCGCTGACCGCTTCGCATGTGCAACTGGTCGCGTTCCGCCTCGGCTGCTCTCTCGATTCCGCCCGCCGGGCAATCCTCATGGGGCTCGTGAAATGATCTCATCCGCTCCGCTGCAAGCCGCCTACGACCTCGTCTCGCTCGCCGAGAAGGTGCGGGCGTTTGTCAGCATCGCGAAGGTCAAAGCCGCTGGCGGGATCACGCTTGCGGAGTTTGGCGAGCTCGCCGTCGCCCTCATGCGGGTGGCGATTGAAGCGGCCGACGCGATCCCGGTCGACGGGGCCGAGCGAAAGCAGTTCGTTCTCAACGCCGTGGGCCTGTTGTTCGACACGCTCGCGGACAAGGCGATCCCCGCGCTCGCGTGGCCCGTCTGGATCATCATGAAACCGGCCGCCCGCCAACTGCTGCTTTTGGTCGCGTCCGGTGCCATTGAATCTCTGTTGCCCCTTGTGAGGAAAGCCCACGACGCATGATCTACGTCCTCCTGTTGGGCGGCGCTGCCGCTCTCCTCGTCGGCCCGATGCTCGCCCGCCGGGCTGCCCCTTCGCTCGGCCCAGAGCCGGCACCCCCGCCGCACCTCGCCCCGACCTACCAGTCGGCAATCGCTGACCTCGCCCACGTCCGCCTGCGTCTGCTCCAGACGGAGAGCCTGGCGGAAGCGGAGAAGAAGGCGATCGACACGCTGACGCTCGCCCTGGTCGCCGGGAGCGACAAGCCATGACAGACCGCGCCCGCTACACGCTCGCCTCGGCCCTTTTGCTCGGCTGCCTTCTTGCGTGGGCGTTAGAGAGCAGGCCCGCCCCGGCACCGGCCCCCGGCGGCGCTCTCGTCTTGCGTGGCAAGTTCATCGGCCCGACCGCTGCGGCCGACGCCGCGACCCTCGCAGCCTTTGCCGACGAGCTCGCCATTGAGATCGAGCACGACGCCGCCCAGGGCGAGCCGTTCTTCAAGACCGGCACGCAATACGACGAACTTCGCACGCGGGCGAGGATCCTGCGTTGCCGTGGCGAAAGCATCGGCGAGCGGCAGCCAAAGGTCAGGGAATCCATCGAGGCGTTTCTCGACGGGGCAGTCGGCAAGAGCGGTGGCCCGGTGAGCAAGTCGCAGCGTGAGGCGTGGGCGGCAGCGTATCGCGAGATCGGAAGGGCTGCCGGTGAAGCGACCCGTTGACGAGATTCGAGCCTGGCAGTTTGTCGGCGCGGCGGCGTTGCTATTCATCGCCGTCTACCTCGCCGTATCGCAGCGGCACACGCCGTCAGGATCGCAGTTTGGATACGCCCCCAACCCCGAGGGCGTGAAGGAGTTTCTGGCCGAGCTCGACCAGCCGCTCTTTCGTGACGCCGGGGCCGACACGATCGCCAAGGCGAAGGGCGTCGACACGTTCCTCTATCGCTCTGCCTACAAGGCTCACGCATCCCGCTACGGCAAGCCTTGGGTTTGCGGCCGGCAGGGGATCGGTGACTGCGTGTCGTGGGCCTGGGGCGAGCACGCCGTCTGGATCGCTCAATGCGTCGACTGGGAAACGGGGCGACTCGCCGATCCTCCGCTCCGCGTCAGTTCCGAAAGTTGTTACGGCGGCTCGCGCGTCGAGGCCCGCAACAAGCCCGAGGGCGGGGGCGGGTGGAGCGATGGCTCCTACGGCGGCGCGGCTGCCCGCTGGTTTCGCGACTGGGGCGTCATCTATCGCCAGCCCTACGACGGCGTCGACCTGACGGACTATTCCGCCGACCGGGCGAAGCAGTGGGGCAACTGGGGCAACGGCGGCCAAGGCGACAAGGGCAAGCTCGACGCGGTCGCAAAGAAGCATCCGACGAAACATGTCGCCCTCGTCCGCAACTTCGACGAGGCGGCGGCCGCTATCGAGGCGGGGTTCCCGG